CTACTCTTGTGCCTAGAGGTTGTCGTCTTCGCATTAGATCTTCTGCTAATGTATCTCCAATGATGCTTAAAGCTGCATGTGATTACGCTCAGTCTAGGTGGCAACCGTATTCTGTTTCTTTTGTTAACAATGGAACAATGCAGTCATCATCCACTTCTCTGATTGGCAAAGCCGTTCAGAATGAAAACCTACGAGATCTTACAGTACAGGAGAAGTATATCCGAGCCTATACAAAAGATCTTAACCTCAAACCAGAGGTTATGGATAAAATTCTTGAACTTAACAAGAAATACAATCAAATCGTTGAAGAATCAGAGGAGGTATCACGTAATGTTGTTTGGAAAATTAAAGAACTCCAGTGGGATAACTTGTTTAACTACGGTGAGAAAAATAAGATTAATTTCGAAAAGCTATCCGGACTTGTCGGAATCTTTGGTAAAAACTATTCAGGAAAGTCTTCTATTATCGACAGCGTGTTATATAATATTTTTAACACAACTTCTAAAGGGGAAAGAAAAAATGTCCACATAGTAAATCAAAATAAAGATTATGCTAAATGCAAAATTAAGATTGAAGCTGGTAACAACTCCTATCAGATTACACGAAATCTTAATAAATACACAAAGAAATCCAAGGGCCAAGAGACTTTCGAAGCAAAGGTGGACCTTGACTTTACACAAACAACAGCAGGGATTTTTGAGTCTAAAAATGGCACAACTAGGAATGAAACTGATGCGAACATTCGTAAACACTTTGGCACCATTGACGACTTCTTCTTAACCTCCATGGCTTCTCAAATGGACTCTATGTCTTTCTTGCGAGAAGGTTCTACTAAGAGAAAAGAGATTATAGCTAAATTTCTTGACTTACAAATCTTCGACCAGAAGTATAAGTTAGCTCGTAAAGATGCTGCTGATCTTCGTGGTGTCATAAAGCGTATGGAAAGCAAGAAGTTTGAGGAACAACTTATGAAAAAGAATGATCTTCTCCAAGACATCCAAAGAGACATCGATGAACAAATTGATAAGTGTAAAATTTATCAGTGTTCAATTGAAAGACTTGAGAGTGAACTTGCGGAGATAAACACAACAATCAACGCAATTCCTGCGGAGATTATAGATATCCTTGCTGTACAAAAAGAGATTACTGTTAAGCGTGTCAAGAAGACCAAGCTTTTGTCTCGTATTTTATCTGATCAAGAAAATATTCAAAAACTTGAAAAATACATGAAGCTGGCTTATGATGAGTTGGATCATGATAATCACGGAAGACTTCTTCAATTACAAAGAGAAGCAAAGCATCAAAAAGAACTAATGACTGGTCTCTCAGAACAATACCGTCATCAGAAGCAAGTTGTGAAAAATTTAGATAAAATAGCGTCCATGCTTCATGATCATGAGTATGATCCGGATTGTAAATTCTGCTGTGACAATGAGTTTGTAAAGAATGCAGAAAAAGCAAAAGCAGATCTCCCACACAATATGAACTTGCTTGATGATATTGCTAAATCTTTAGATGCTGCTGTTCAAAAGTTTGAGGATTATGGTCTTGAAACTATAGAAAGAAACCTTGAAAAATTCAAAGAACTAAGTGAAGATTATGATGCAGCTGCTCTTAATTGTGAGCGTTCTAGAATGTCAATTAAAACTAATGAAGCTACTGTTGCCTTACTAACAAATGAGATTGACGATCTTGAAGCAAAAGTAAAAGAGTATGAAGATAACCGTGAGGCAATCGAAAATAAAGAGCAACTCTATGGAGAACGCTCTGCGGTTGAGAAAAAGATCAAAGAAAACAAAGTTTTGCTTAAAAAATGCGATGCACTTACACAAGAGTATCTTATTGAAGAAGCGACAACAAAAGAAATGATACGAAGTATTCATGCTGAAAGAAACGAGTTTACTGATGTTATGAATGAATATCGTGCTTATGATATTTACATGACCTGTATGCATGCCAACGGTATCTCCTACGAAATCATTCAGCAGAAGTTGCCAATCATTAATCAAGAGATTTCCAAGGTTCTCGCAAACATTGTTGACTTCGAAGTATTCTTTGAGAATCATTCTAATAAACTTGAACTATCCATCAAGCATCCCAACTATGCGGCTCGTCCGTTGTCCATGGGATCAGGAGCAGAAAAGACAATTGCTTCGATGGCTATACGTCTTGCGATGATTGCGATAACCAATCTTCCAAAATCCGAACTGTTCATTCTTGACGAACCGGCAACGGCATTAGATCAAGAACACATGGAGGGATTTACAAGGCTCCTACAAATGATAAAGAATCAATTTAAAACTGTCTTGATTATCTCTCACCTTGATCACTTAAAAGATGTAGTAGATATGACAATAGACATTGATAAGATTGATGGCTATGCCAAAGTAAACATTTAACCAATGACGACCTATTTAGTGTAAGATCTAAATAGGTCTTTTTTATTTGGAGGATAAATTATGCATAACGAAAAATGTGAAGAGCATGATTGCGCACACTGCTGTGAAGAGTGTGATTGTTGTGGAGAACAAAAAACTGGAGTTATTGATGAAGCTTTAGCAAAAGCTGTATCTCGTAAACTTCTTGTTTTTACTGCTGCAACTTGCTTGTTACTTTGGTCAACACTTGACCCAGACACTTGGGCAATGATTGCTGCTATGTATATTGGTGGACAGTCAGTTATTGATGTCGCTAAAGTATGGAAAGGAATGTAATGTTTAGCAAAGTTAAAAATTTTGTTGTAAAGTATTGGCAGTGGATCGTGATGATTATCACGGCCATTGCTTTCTATTTACTTGGACGTTCCAAGGACGCAAAGCAACAACAAGTAAAATTCTACCAAAAATGGAAAGAATTAGAGGAAGAACAGCGCCAAGAAGTTATAGAGGACCTTGGAGACCTTGCGGATCAAACACATGCTTCCTTGGTTGAAAATGTGATAGATTACGAAGAAAAAAAAGCAAAGATTTTGGAGGAAGCAAAGGAAGTTGACACCGATGATTTTCTTGCATCAAAAGGTATTGAGAGGGAAGAATGATTTTTTTGTTGTCAATGCTTTTCGCAGAAGAGCCAAAATACAAAAATCTAAAAGAAGGCGAAGTTGCCCCGTGGGATGGTCGCCTATTGAACGAAGCAGCAATGCGAATTCTTGTAGAAGAATCTGCTACAAAAGATATGGTCTGCGAAGCGAAGACAGCATTTGAACTTAACAAATTGAAAATCGAAGAGAAATATCGCTATGATGTCTTAAAAGTTCAGACAGACGCAGAGATCAAGAAACTCAATGAACTAATTAGTTTACAAGACGAGCACATAAAGCAGTTGAACCCACAGAATAATATATGGCCGGCAATTGGTGGTTTTATTGGTGGAGCAGCAATATCAATTGGAATTATGTACGCAGTTAAACCGGGGTTAACACAATGAAAATTAAAATATTAAAAAAACTAAAAGAAATGATATGTCCCGAAGCAACACAAGACTTGAAAATGAATACAATAAATAGAAATTCAGCTATAGACGCAGAGCACATACAGTATGGCCCTCTAAACACAGATGAGCCTGGTGATTATTGGAAAAGTATAGCTGATTTTTGGAAAACAACAGAAAAAGCAGCAAAAAAGTCTCTGTGCGGAAATTGTGTAGCTTTCGATATTTCCCCCAGAATGGATAAATGCATGCCTGGACCAGTATCTGACGAGGATGGAAGGCTTGGTTATTGCTGGATGCATCATTTTAAGTGTCACTCTGCTCGTTCTTGTAGAACATGGGCAAGAGGAGGTCCAATAAAAAAGAATACAATTTCACACCAATGGCAAGAAAAATATGAAAAATAAAGATCCAAATTATGCTGTAAAAGTAGAACAAGCAATTACAAAGAAGTACGGCGAAGAAACAGTACAACATCCAAAAAAAGGCTGGAATGACGAAAAAGAAAAAGAATATCTTAATGATCTAAAAGGTTTTTACAAGTATGAAGAGTCTGGGTTAAATGAAGAACAAGAAATAAACGGAGTTTTTATCCCAAACAAACTAATTACGAAGAATTCTAAACGTTCTTGTCCTGTATGTAATGTTTATTCATTTAAATCAAACGATGATGTTTATATGTCAAAATTTGATTGCTGTGAAAAGTGTTACATTCAATTTGTAGAAGGGCGTGAAGAACGTTGGAAAAAAGGATGGAGACCGAACAATGGCTGAATCAACAACACTAGAGATTATACAAGGATTATCACAGGCGGCATCAAATATGTATGATGGTGTCCACGACGAGAGATACACACTTGATGGTCAGGTTCGAAGCGCTGGACTTCGTCGTGAAGAAGGTTGTCCTATTATGGATAGTCGTGTAAACGATGGGTTTTCTGTTAAGTTTTACGGTAATAAAATTTGTATTAATTACCAATCTGATATTCGTCTTCGTGATATTCACCAATCAAAAGATTTTGAAGGTGATATTGTACGTCAATTAACAGAAATCAAAAAGTTTCTCCAAAAAGAATATAAAGCAATTACAGGCAATTCGATCACACTTACATCAGTCGGAGAGCCAAAAGTTATTGCGCAATCAACGTCTCGTGTTCGTTCATTTGTGCAAGCCTATCAACACTACAAAATCAGTGGAGTAAAAGAAGAACCAATTCTAGATCCTGCTGTTGAGAACAGTCGTTCAATAACACGAAAGTTTTTGGAGCAAGTAAAGGCTGCAAAACGACCAACTAACGAATTCATTAAGAAAGGAGACAACGAAAAATGAAATTAACAACAGCAAGTATAAGACAAATAATTAAAGAAGAGCTTGAAAAAGTAATCCAAGAAGTAAATATAGCCGGTGGCTTCGGTTACGATACAGGAGGAGCGGGAGACTTTACACCATCTGCTGCATCTTTGGCCAAACAGGCCAATTATGATAATGAGAGAACGGTTGCTAGACAACAACGTAGATTCAGAATGGACCAAGCAAGAGCAAAACAAGCAGAAGAAGATGCAATAAAAGCTCGTAAAAAAAGAGAAAGAGAGGCAATGGATGCACCACTCCCAGGGATGTTGACGCAAAAAGCAGACGAACTAATCGCAGCCAATGGAGAGCCTGAACTTGAGCAAAAAGACTTTTTGCCACTTTCCCACATTAAGGTTTATTTATCAAAATATCTAGTAAATAATGCCAAGTATGTTGCAGATCAAGTAGGCACTACTACTGGTAATATTAGAGCATATGGTAATGAACTTAGGCATATGGACATTGAAAAAATAGCTATCCTTGTTCCTACGCTCAAAAAAATGCTTGGGTCTCAATTTGATAAAGGTATTAAAGACAGAACTGTTCTTCGCAAATTAGGATCTCTCCTGACTTTAGGTGGATTCAGAGAATAAATAATTTTATAATTAAAAAAGGATAATTAAAAATGAAGCTAACAACAGAAAAACTTAAAGAACTTATTCGTGAACAACTGGAGCAAATGGAGTCTCTAATGAGTGGTTTGCCCGGTGATAGTAAAAATTATCCCGCTGGTGCTGAAAAATTTGGGGTTCCCAAAAAAACAGGCAAAAAGAAAACCTATAACATGATGAATGGAAGACTTGCTTATGTTGACGGATATGGTAATCTCCAATCTGTGGACCTAACTGGTCCGAATGGTGAAACTTATTTTTATGAAAAACAATGGTTAACTATGTTGGGTGCAGAGGGTTACACAGAAGATCCAAACCTAACAGTTCCTGGTGGTCGTGATGATGGCAGAGGGAATTACTAAGGTAACCAATGGCTTTCTCATTATCAAAGAAAGAAATTGTAAAGGAAATTGTAAAGTCCGGCAAAGATCCGCAATACTTCATAAATAATTATTGTCGTATTTCGCATCCGATGCACGGACTTATTCCATTTAAAACCTATCCTTATCAAGACGATTTGATAAATGATTTTAATGATTTTCGTTTTACAGTTATTTTAAAAGCAAGACAGTTGGGAATATCAACAATATCGGCTGCTTATGCTGTTTGGTTCATGTTGTTTCATAGAGATAAAAACATTCTTGTGATAGCAACAAAATTTCAAACCGCAGCAAATCTCGTAAAGAAAGTTAAGAACATTATGCAATACCTCCCAGAGTGGATGAGAGTTGCAAAGATTAAAGTTGATAATAGAACATCGTTCGAACTCTCAAATGGATCACAAATCAAAGCAGCATCAACTTCCGGAGACGCTGGTCGTTCTGAGGCCCTATCACTTCTTATTATTGATGAGGCTGCGCATATTGACGGCCTTGACGATTTGTGGACAGGTCTTTATCCCACTCTATCAACAGGTGGGCGTTGTATTGCTTTGTCAACTCCGAATGGTGTTGGTAACTGGTTTCACAAAACATACGTTGCAGCAGACAATGGAGAATCAGATTTCAAGCCAGTCAATCTTCCGTGGGACGTGCACCCCGAAAGAGATAAAGCATGGTTTGAGAAAGAAACAAAAAACATGTCTAGACGACAAATTGCACAAGAATTAGAATGTAACTTCAATACTTCTGGTGACACAGTTATTCACCCGGATGATATTGCGTGGTTACAAGAACAAATCAAAGAACCAATATATAGGACAGGATATGATAGAAATTTTTGGATATGGGAGAAGTACCGAGATGGAGCTCATTACCTTCTCGTTGCCGATGTTGCTAGAGGCGATGGCGCTGACAACTCTGTTTTTCATGTACTAGACGTAGGAAAAATGGAAATAGTTGCCGAATATCAGGGCAAACCGTCTTTGGATATGTACGCTCAAATGCTATATTCAGCAGGTATGGAATACGGCAAATGCCTTCTGGTTGTTGAAAACAACGGAATTGGTATATCTGTATTTGAGAAACTTAAAGATATGGGATACGACAATCTTTACTATTCTGTAAAAGGAACTCATGAGTTTGTTGAGTCTTCACAAGGTGAGTTTATGAATAATGCGGTTGGGGGATTCACAACATCAACAAAGACGCGCCCACTTATTGTAGCAAAACTTGAAGAGTTTGTTCGCAATAGAATTATCTCTATACCTTCAGCAAGAGCATTTGACGAATTTAGAACTTTTATATGGAACAATGGAAAGCCACAAGCTATGAGATCTTATCATGATGATATAATAATGTGCCTCTCAATAATGTGTTGGGTAAGAGATACAGCGCTTGAAGTTTCTCAAAAAGATATGGAATATCGTAAAGCTATGATCGATGGAATGTACATGAAAAAGAATGTTTTGAATACAACCATAAAAGGTCAAGACGGGTATAATGCTGATTTCGAAACTAAATATAAAAAAGAGTTAAATATAGCAAGAAATTTTGCTTGGATATTCAAAGGATAATAAATGGCTAAGAAAAATAGAAATTTAGGGAAAAATCCCTATAATCCGGAGAATGGTCTTTTTCGTTCATTAACAAGATTATTTTCTGGTCCGATTACACAAAGAAGAACACAGCAAGGTCGCGCTTTAAGAAGACGACATCTGGATACTTATGCTTCTCGCTTCACCTCTGCTTCTGGAAAACAGTTCAAAAAGCAAGAATATAATCCAATGAATATCATGACCGTTAACATGATTTCTAATCGTAATAGAGCAGAAAGATATGTTGATTTTGATCAAATGGAATATACACCAGAGTGCGCTTCTTCATTGGATATTTACGCAGATGAAATGACAACACACTCATCATTACAATCTATGTTAAGAATTAAATGTCCAAATGATGAGATTAAAACAATTTTAGACAACCTTTATCATAATGTCTTAAATATAGAGCACAACCTATTTGGTTGGTGTAGAACAATGTGTAAATATGGGGATCTTTTTCTTTATCTAGATATTGAAGAGGCAATGGGTATTCGTGCATGTATTGGTCTTCCTCCACAAGAAATTGAGCGTTTAGAAGGAGAAGATGAGTCTAACCCGAATTATGTGCAATTTCAATGGAATTCAGCAGGAATGACTTTGGAAAACTGGCAAATGGCACACTTTAGAATACTTGGTAACGACAAGCATGCTCCATATGGAACTTCTGTCCTAGAACCAGCAAGAAGAATTTGGAGACAACTTACTCTCCTTGAAGACGCAATGATGGCATACCGAATTGTACGTGCTCCGGAGAGACGTGTATTTAAAATTGATGTCGGCAATATTCCTCCTCAAGATGTCGAACAGTATATGCAGAAGGTTATGACTCAAATGAAGCGTCATCAAGTCGTGGACCCCAAAACAGGTCGGCTTGATTTAAGATACAATCCATTATCAATTGAAGAAGATTATTATATTCCTATTCGTGGAACCTCAAACACGGATATTGTTAACTTGCCTGGTGGAGCTATGACCGCAACAATTGAAGACGTAAAGTATCTGAGAGATAAGTTGTTCTCCGCCCTTAAAATCCCTCAGTCCTATCTTACTATGGGAGATGGAGCGCAAGAAGATAAAACAACTCTTGCTCAAAAAGATATTAGATTTGCAAGAACAATTCAGAGATTACAAAGAGTTGTTATCGCTGAACTTGAAAAGATTGGTATCGTACATTTATTTACTATGGGATTTCGCAATGATGATCTCCTTAGTTTTAAACTACAACTAAACAACCCATCAAAGATTGCTGAACTTCAAGAACTTGAGCATTGGGATAAAAAATTCTCTGTTGCCGGAAATGCAACAGAAGGATATTTTTCAAAGCGCTGGGTTGCTGAAAACCTCTTCGGTCTTTCAGACGAAGAGTATGTTAGAATGCAGCGTGAAATGTTTTACGATAAAAAATTCGCAGCAAGTCTTGAGTCTGCCGGTCAAGCTCCTGCTGCCGGTGGTGGTGGTGATACCGGTGGTGGTTTAGACCTTGGAGGAGACACAGGAGGTGGTGGTTTAGACCTTGGAGGAGATACTACTGGAGACACTGGTGGCGGTTTAGATTTGGGTGGTGATGCCGGAGACAAGGCTGCTGGGGACACGAGCCCTGGTGCCGAAGGGGGTGATCAAAAAGACGACGTTCTCCTGGCTGAGCCCCCTGCTAAACGAGATGATGGGTATAAGCGTGGTAAATACAAGAATCATCAAACTTCATATTCAAAGGGTGGCATGAAAAAACAGCTGAAAAACCAAGCCACCGGAGAGTATGGGAACACATACAGAACCACTTTTCAAGGCAAGTCAGGTTTTGGTGGTTTAGATTCTCTTGCTCGTGGAGTGACAGAAAACAAAGAAACCGAAGAAGAGAAACTATTTAAAACGTCAAAACAAGTTGATAACTTGATTGAAGGTCTACTAAAAAAGGTAAAAGAAGATGAAGCACAATAAGAAAAGAAACACCGCTTTTCTTTACGAATCTCTTGTAAAAGAATTAACAAAAACAATTGTAAGACAACAAGAAGAAAGAAAAGAAAAGATTGTAAATATTATTAAAGAAAACTTTGGAAACAATTCTCCGTTGCAAAAAGACTTGGAACTTTATAAATCAATTCTAGAAAACAAAGATAAAATGACAAAAGAGTTCACAGACAAGTTTCTTGTTGAAACTAAAAAAGATTATAACAATCTTGATCGCAAATCTGTGTTCAATGCTCAAACAAAAGTTATTACACAAATAAACCAACAACTTGGGTCTGATGTGTTTAAGAACTTTGTTCCAAACTACAAAGACATAGCAACAGTTGGAGCTTGGTTCCAAAATAATATTCCACATGCTAAGTCTCGTCTTATTGTTGAAACAAAAGTAAAAGCTTTGCTTGTTCCTTCCGAAACACAAGAAAAAGAAATGAAACATATTGATAATTTGACCTATAAAACATTTGTTAATAAGTTTAACGAGACATATAAGAACTCTCTCAAAGAGAACCAAAAAAAACTCTTAACAAATTACATTGTTTCTTTTTCGGACAATGGACTGGGGCTTAAAACTTTTGTGAACGAAGAAGTCGGAAATTTAAAACAAAAACTCTGGGAAAAACTTTCAACCAGTGTTGATAGCTTTGAACAAGAAAAACACGAAAAACTTAAAAAAGTTGCTACTATTTTAGAAGATTTTAGTAAAAAACCACTAGATGAGAAACTAGTAAAAAAATTATTTTATATTCAAGATTTGGTGGAGGAAATATAATGGTTCGTGTAAACATTTTAAAACCGTCTGGTGTCGATGTAATAACACCAGCAGAAGCAGACGCAGGCAAAATTGATGTTGATATACAGAAAGATATCGGTGTTAAAATTAAGCCGTCTGTAAACATTAAAATTACAAATAATAATTTAAGCACGTATGTTTTTGAACTCAATGCGCGAGAATCATTAGACGGAAACTTGATGATTTATGATCATAAAGATATTGATATCGTCTTAATGCAAGAACAAAAAAAAATTGTTGCATTTGCAAAAGACATAATGACTGATAGTGTTTACGGGGCAGAATCTCGTTTGTTTGAGTTTCTTAGAAAAAAAGGTATAGTCGCTTATGATTCCATTCAAGGTGGAAATATCTATGGCTCTATGGAAGCAAAAATTTTAGATTCAAAAAAATATGATTCTGTAAAATCTGCTTTACTTAACATTGCTGAGTGGTTCAAAGAAGAAAAGCCAAGTATGGAATATGAAGAAGAACATGACCAAATGATGAACGATGCCCTTTTAAACCCAGACGATGAACATGCCACAGAACTTGGTGAAGTTCCTCATGAAGAAGAGAAGGGCTCAATTCTCCAAAAGAACCTATTTGCTCCTTATCTTTACGGAAGGTACACTTACTAATGAAAAAAATCTTGAGTGAATGGCGAAAGTTTATTGTTAAAGAATCTGGACCTTCTATTGTTTATAGTGAGGACAGTTTAGAGCCGAATTACTCTTTATTTCTTAATTTTGATGACGAGACTTATCAAATGGTTCTATATCGAAAAGAAAAGTATGTAGATAGTTTTTATATTATTGGTTACGCTTCTATAGATCTTTTATCAGACTCGGAAGACGATAGGTTTAATTGTATACCGGAGACATATCAAGTTTCAGCAATCTATATAGAACCAGAACTTCAAGGAATGGGGTTTGGAAAACTTATGTATGATTTAGCTTTTGCGGCTATTCCAGATAATGCTGGGTTGACCTCGGATAAATATTCAGGCAGTCAACCGGGTGCATCTCGTATTTGGCAAAAACTGGAAAAGAGTTCTGATTTTGAACTAAGAAAAACACCACAGGGAAATGACTCATTTGATTATGATGGTAAACAGACCCCTAATGATAAAATGGATGACTGTAGAGCAGATATGGATCTTGGAGATAGTAACGCAACTGATCATTCAATTGAGAAGAAAAACAACTCTGATGGTCAACAAATGTTAAACATGATGACTGCCCAACATGCACAAAACGTTTTTATAAACAGAGAAGACGTTGAGTATCGCCTACTTGATACTGCTATCAAAAGATTTGGTAAAATCTATTCAAATATTGTAATGGGGGTTTAATGGAAACATTGCATTTTATTCTTGCCTGTTATGGCATGACTTTCATTCTCGTCTATGGGAAAATATTTGAAGATTTAAGGCCAAAGAAAGATTATACAAAAAAATGGAACACTTTATTTCATTGCCCGTTATGTATGGGGTTTTGGGCTGGCGTGTTTATGTGGGCGATAAATGGTTTTACGGAACTATTTACATTTGAATATTCATTAATTAACGCATTTTTGTGCGGATGTATCTCTGCTGGTACTTCTTACATTTTATCTATGTTGGTTGATGATTTTGGAATAAGGAAAAACAAAGATGAAATTAACAACTGAAGATATCAGAATAATTATAAAAGAAGAACTTGAACAAATGTTTGATATAAACACTGGTAAAGTAAAAGAATCTGAAATGACCAGAGTTCTTAGAAAAGCCGCTATGGGTGTTGAAGAAGCACAAGAAGCTGTATTTCATGCTGCTGATGCATTAAGAACTAGAGCTGGTCTTAATTTTTCAACTCAGGATGGAACACCAATGAATAAAAAAGCAATTGCGCAAAAGTATGGTCTTGACCCAAAAACAGGAAAAAAAATCTCTAAGAAACAAGCACCTCAAAAACCTCAAAAACCTCAAGTAAAAAAAGCCCCTTCTAATGATTCTGAGACAGATTCTGATAGATTGAAAAGAGCGCAAAAGTTCTTCTCTGATAATGCTGAAACAGACGAAGATAGAAAAGACGCTGCTGAATTTGGCCCTGGTGGGTTTTTTGATAAAGCTATGAAATTACAAAAGGATTAAACAATGGAGTTAAAAATGATAAGTAAAAAATGGATGCTACAACCTGTAAGACGCTGCTGCTCAGGGTCCTGACACGAGCGGAGAGAGACCGCTTATTTTTTTTTGGAGAACTAAATGAAAAAAATTTTGTTAACAGAATTCAATGTACTTTGCAAAGATGGAATTTGTAGAGACCTTCTGAACGAAAGAGAAAAAAGGGAGATGGACAATGGTGTGCTTTATTTGTCTGGTCGTATTCAAACTGCTGATAAGAAGAATGGTAACGGAAGATCCTACCCCTATAAGGTATTGAAAAGAGA